ATAGCTTCCGGGACCCCGATGCCGAATAGCGAGCTTGAGCTTTGGGGACAGATGAATTTCGTTCAGCCGGAGTTGCTTCATAAATCGTTCTACGCATTTCGCAATACATATTTCCATTTGGAACGTAACGGCATTATGCGGCAGGGAAGCCGGTACATGAGCAAGGACGAGATTCGGGAAATCTTCAGTCAAGGTTGGAAGTATGCCATCACTGATGAGAACAGGGAACTATTGATGAGCGAGATTAAACCGTTCACGCACTGGGTCAAGAAAGAGGAGGCGTTGGATCTTCCCGAGAAGATTGATGAAAGCCGGGAGGTCGCACTCTCTGCGCAGGAGCGCAAGGCTTATAAGGAAATGGAAGATTTGCTTATCACAGAGATTGATGGGGTCGAGGTTACGGCGCAGATCGCTCTCACAAAACTCATGAAGTTGAGGCAGGTGACAGCCGGGTTTTTGTATTCAGCTACAGGGGCGGCGCTTCAGATCGGCAGTTCCTCAAAACTTAAAGAGCTTGAGGAAGTGCTTGAGGAGTTGGGCAGTCAGCCGGTCATTATCTGGGTGCAGTTTCATCATGAGGTGACCGCTATTCAAAAACTCATTAGCGATAAGTACGGGGCGAATCAGGTCACCACTCTTTACTCGGAGACACCCGACCGAGATGAGTCAATTAACAAATTCAAAAACAATGAGGTGCGGTATCTGATCGCTCATCCTCGGTCAGCGGCGCACGGGCTTACGTTCGTGAACTGCTCGGCGATGGTGTTTTTCAGTCTTGATTATTCGTATGAGGCGCACGCTCAGGCGAGGGATCGCATTCACAGGATTGGGCAAAGCAAAAGTTGTTTGTACATTTACTTGGTGGCGAAGGACTCGATTGACGAGGAGCTTTTGAAAGTTCTGCAACGCAAACAGTCATTACAGGACGTGGTCTATGGAATCGTCAGAAAAAAAGCTAAAGGAAAAAGTCCTCGCAATGCTTAGGAAGGAGTTTGGCGATGCGTGGGTTTACAAAACATCGGATAGATGGAAAGCGGGAATCCCGGACGTGCTTATCTGCAGGAAAGGACGCTTTTTTGCGACTGAGCTTAAGGTCGGGAATAACAAGGCTACGAGAATACAGCTTTACGTTCTTGAACAGATTAAACGTGCCGGTGGGCGTGTGGCTGTGTGTCGTAGTGTGGATCAGGTCAGGAATCTACTTACTAACGAGGGAGGTGATTTAAATGGTTAAGGTCGGAGAAAAACTTCTCATTGCCGTCAAGGTTATCAGCATCACTGAGACTGAGAGCGGCGTCTTTTACAAGGTCGCTCCGCTGGATAAGGAGCGGCATTACGACACGATGAATATTTACGACAAGGATATTCAGTCGTGCATGGCGCAGGAAATAAAGGGAGGTAAATAATGCCGGAGAAAGACACAGAAAGAGAGTTGCTGTATCGGTTCAAATGCGCCCGAGAACGCCGGGAAGAAATGAAGGCGGCGTTGGACGAGTCGCAGGAGGAATACGAGAAAGCGGAATCACGGCTCATTGAGTTTTTGGAAGCGAATGGTGCGGTATCCACGGCGAAGTATGAGGGCATGGGATACGCCCAGATTCATAAACCGAAACTTTATGCGAGCTGTCGGCAGGAGAACATGGACAGGCTTTTTGATTTCCTTAAAGAGCAGAAGCGTGAGGATCTTATTAAAACAACTGTCATGCCGCAGACCCTTTCGAGTTTCACGAAAGAGTGCATAGAGGGAGGGGTCGAGGTTCCGGAGTTCATCAGTTATTACTTAAAACCAACAATCAGGCTTTACGCCTGAAAAACGAAGGAGGCATGACATGAGTCAGGAAATCGTAAAGAAGCAAGAAGGTTCTCTAATGCAGGCGGATAAAGAACAGAGAGGTTTTGAATCCGGCGTTGATCAGCAGGACTTGATCATCCCGAGAGCCAAACTTATTCAGGCGTTATCGCCTGAGATGCAGGAAGGATTGCCCGGTATAAAGATCGGGGCGATCATAAACTCGCTCACGAAGGAGGCGTTGCCGGAGGAGTTTATTCCGATATTCTCCTTCAAGAATTACATTCGTTTTAACCCGAGAAGTAAGGATGATCCGAATTTTGATTCGGACTTTGAGCCGGGAGCGATTATTTGGCGCTCAGCGGACCCGAGTGACCCGCAGGTTCAGGCGCAGACGAAGTTCGGGCCTAACGGCGAGAAGCCGATAGCGACGACGTTCCTCAACTTCTTCTCGTTCTTCCCGGGCGTTCCCATGCCGGTGATCGTCAGCTTCGCAAAGACGAGTTATCGCACGGGCAAACAGTTGTTATCGCTGGGTAAGTTCCGAGGCGGGGATATGTTTTCCCGCAAGTACCGTTTAACCTCGCAGATGGAGTCAAACGACATCGGGACGTACGCTGTTTTAAGGGTGGCGCCTGTGGGTGACGCCGCACCGGAGGATTTCGCCGTGTGCGAGCGGTTGTGGAAAGACTTCGCCGCTAAAGCGAAGGATATTCAGGTTCACGTTGAGGATACCACGGAGGAAGAAAGACCATATTAAAGAGGATAAGGGGTGGGGACATTTTGTCCTCACCCCTGTTTTTATAGGAGTGTTTTATGACAATACCGGAGCAGTTACGTGATAACCGGTATGGTTTCCTCAAACTCCGTGGTCAAACGAAAATACCGCTTGAGACAGGATGGCAGAAGAAACCGTACCGTTTTACAGATATCGAGGCGTGGTTTAACACCGGCAATAATTACGGCGTGATGGGCGGCGAGGGCGAGCTTATCGTTCTCGATGCTGATCAGAAACGCATTAGCGAGATCGCCGAGTCGGATTTACCCAAGACGTTCACGGTTAAGACGCCGAAGTGCGGGCATCATTATTATTTTTTATGCGCCGAGATCACACACAAGATAGTCCTCAATAAGGACAAGGATCATTTCGGCGAGATTATATCGAATGGCGCTCAGGTTGTCGGGTGCGGATCAATTCATCCGGACACAAAAACGCCGTATGAGCTTCTTCGTGATTTAGGAATAACACGCATTAGCCGTGAGGAAATATTAGCCCCGCTCGCCGAGTTCTTGGTTGATGACAAGCAGTTGTATGACGGCATTAAGCCGGAAGATTTGGACATCATGTCCGTTCTGCAAAAGAACGGAATTGAGTTAAAGAAATTATCCGGCCAGTACGCTTGCGCTCATCCCATTCATGGATCAAAGACCGGGATGAACCTTGTTGTGCATCCGCAGAAGAACGTCTGGAAATGTTTCCGCTGTAATTCGGGCGGCGGCACGCTTCTTCTCATCGCCGTGCTTGAGGGGATTATTGAGTGCCAAGAAGCCAAGCCCGGGGCGTTAAGAGGCGAACTGTTTAAGCGTGCCGTTAAAGTAGCGGAGAAAAAATACGGTTTTAAGGTCAAGCGTCAGGATCATTCAAGCGTTCCAGCGGGTTTGTGGAACGACGAGTGGAATTCCAAGCGGCTTGTTGAGCGGCATGCCGGGCTTATCAGAAATTGCGACAATCTCGGCGGGTGGCACGTTTGGGACGGCAGGGCGTGGAAGCTCGATGAGATTCACATCATCACGGCATTGGCTCGGGACACCGTTAGAGCTTTTCATGATTACTTTCAGCAGATGGATGAGGAAGAACAGAAGTATTTTATCAAGCACATGCGTATCTCAGGCAACGAGGCGAAACTCAGAGCCATGGCGAACGTGGCTCGAAGCTGGCCGGGGATGTCGGTGCGATCAGATGATTTCGACGCTGATCCGTATTTATTAAATTGTCAGAACGGCGTGCTTGATTTGCGCACGGGTAAGATGTCGGCGCACAGCCCGGATTTTCTTCTCACGAAGATTTGTAACACGCATTTCGACTCTAAGGCGCAATGCCCGGAGTGGATGAAGTTTCTTGACACTATTTTTAAGGGCGATAAAGAGCTGATCGATTTTATTCAGAAGGCTGTTGGGTACGGGCTTACAGGCGATGTGTCGCAACAGGTATTTTTTATCCTGCATGGCGACGGTGCGAATGGTAAGTCAACTTTTGTTGAAACGTTTTATAAGATTCTCGGCAGTTACGCCGCAATAACGCCCACATCGACGTTAATCGCTAAGCGGGGCAATGAGATCCCGAATGATGTGGCGAGGCTTAAGGGCGCAAGGTTCATCATCTCATCAGAACTTGAACGCTCAAAGACCCTTGATGAGGCGTTAGTCAAACGCTTCACTAGCGAAGAGCCTATATCAGCACGATTTTTAAGGCAGGAGTTTTTCGAGTTTAAACCTACCGGCAAGATTTACCTTTCCACGAACTATAAACCCACGATCAAGGGAACGGATGATGGCATATGGCGGCGTATCCGGCTTATTCCGTTTGAGCATAAGTTTGAGGGTGCGAACAAGATTGAGAAGTTCGCAGAGAAGTTTTTGTATCCGGAACTGCCCGGGATATTGCGCTGGGCTGTCGAGGGTTTTTTAAAGATGCAGAAAGAAGGCATGAAGCCGCCGCAGATCGTGCAGTGCGCAACTCAGGATTATAAATCAGATGAGGACGCTATCGGTGCGTTCTTGGATGAGCTTTGTGAGTTTGGGGAGATGGAAGTGGTCGGCGTTTCTGAGCTTTATGATTCGTTTAAGGAAAACTCGGACGCTTTCATGCGTAAGAAGGACTTTAACGATTACATGGAGAAGCACGGGTATCAGAAGGATAGAGGCACGGTTGGGCGGCTTAAAGGAAGGTATTACTGGCGAGGGTTGAAGCTCCGGGAAGTGCCCAAGGGGGAGGATTTCGATGATCGGCCATATTGAGTTTATGCCTCAAAAACTCCACCGCTATAAGTCGTTTATTGACAATAAGTTGTGGCGAGTGGTGGAGAAAGTGGAGTTTTTTATCTATAACTCGTGTGTGAGAAAAATTTTGGTTTTTATATATATGTACAGGAGAAATGCAAAATCTCTCCACTTACTCCACCGGGTTTATGTAAGTGGTTGATTTATAAGGGGAAAACTACGGTGGAGTTTTTTGTATGGATAAGCATGAGGAGTTCAAAAGGCTATATAAACGGTTCATTGACGGCTCACGCTGGCTAAACAAGAAGATGCTGGAAGGCACAGCCACGCAAAAGGACAAGGACGAGTTTAATGAGCGGGTGGTAGCCCCTATGGACGCAATATGGGCGAAGTTCACGGATGAGGAGAAGGACTATTGGGGCAAGGTGCAGTACGCAGTTGATCTGTTTGAGGGAACAATTGTCCTTGAAGACGAAGCCCGTAAAAGAAAACAGATTGAAGAACGAAGCAAGAGGAAGAAGAGGCGATGGAGAAATTATTCCCGATCATATTAATCGTTTTAGATTTCGCCGCAGGTGTTGTGTATGCCTGTGGTGGTGACGTACGGCACGCAATTTACTGGACGGCCGCAGGAGTGCTGACGATATGCGTTACGTTTTAGATAACGAATGGATTATGGCTTTCCAAAGGATAAGACATAATTCACGAAACAAGATATATCGCTTGGTTAATCCTTGGGATCTTAAATTATCAAGGATAAGCAATACTTGGAGAAAATTTAATCATCAAACAGATGGCAGGGGACAAAAGAAGGATATGCCCAAAAAACAATATCAGTCTATAGATGAGCGACTACGGGACTGTCTCAAATATTCTTTAGACAAACGCAGAATCAAAGGCTGGAAACAAACACTAGAGACTATTCGCACGGGCTGGCGAGATAGGGGGCGAAGAATAAGAGGGGGAAGCTTTTCATGACGCATAACATAAATAATTTGGGGATTAAAGAATTAAAGGAAATTCTCGAACGACAAAATTACAAATGTGCATTAACGGGACGGCCATTAACTCCTGATAACTGCGCTATGGATCATATAGTACCTCTAAGTCGTGGAGGTACGCATACCAAAGATAATGCTCAGCTTGTAAGAACCGAAGTTAATAAAGCTAAGGGGACGCTTTTAGAGATGGAATTTATAGAGGTATGCCGTGATGTAGTCGCTTATGCAGATGCAAAACTTGAGTGTAATAGTACGGGTCCTTCTGGGGGCGGCTTGGCCGAGGGTCAGCCGAGGCGCATTTTGTGAGTGATACAAAATTTTAAAATGTGTGTCAGTGTCAGTGGGGTCAAAACAAGGCGGCCAAAATGGTCACAAAAGGCTCAAAAAGGCGCATTTCATGGGGGAATACGCTTAGGAATGGGCAAATAAGGAGGAATTTCGATGGCAAATATTAATGTCAATCCTGACATTTGCGATGTCAGTGTGTCAGAGCTGAAACCGGCTCCGTATAACCCGAGAGAGATTTCGGACGAGGCGTTAGCGGGGCTTCGGCAGTCGCTTGAGCGATTCGGGATGGTGGATCTCTTGGTGGTGAACCGGCGCAACATGAGAATCATCTCAGGGCATCAGCGATACAAGATTTTGCAGGAAGCGGGCGTTGAGAAAGTCACGGTCATCATGGTTGATGTGGATGAGATAGCCGAAATGGCTATGAACGTCACGCTTAACTCTCAAGAAATCACCGGGCAGTGGACAGCGGCGATCATCCCGCTTCTTGAGAAATTGCGCACGGAGAATGGGGACGCATATCTTGCTTTGCGTATGCAGGAGCTTAGGGATCAGGTGCGGGAGTTTGAGCAGGAGAATAAAGGTATTGGAAAAACCTTACCTGATGATTTACCCGAACCGCCGAAGGATCTTATCACCAAGCCCGGGGATTTATGGATTCTCGGTGATCATCGGTTGTTATGTGGCGATAGCACTAAGGAAGAAGATGTCGCTCGCTTAATGGATGGACAGCAGGCGGATTTGTTGGCGACCGACCCGCCGTATTGCGTTGATTACACCGGCAAGGATAGACCCAATGGCGGCAGGGACTGGTCGAACGTTTATCACGAAGTTGATATCCCGGACGCATCGGCGTTCATGAGAAGTTTTTATTCGGTCGCTTTGAAATTTATAAAACCACATACGGCGTTGTATCTCTGGCACGCATCGAAGCGCAGAAGCGAGATTGAGTGTGTATGTCAGGAATTAAATATTCTCATTCATCAGCAAATCATATGGGTTAAGCCGTGCGTGATCTTGACCTATTCGTTTTATTCATGGCGGCACGAGCCGTGTCTTTTGATGTGGGTCAAAGGTCAGAAGCCGCCTTACCGGCCGAAGGACAAATCTATCGGAAGCGTTTGGTCGATTGATTTCGTACGCTCAGGCGATCCGACTACCCCGGAGTATCACACCGATCTTTGGGAACTTGATTGGGAAGGCAAGAAGCGGGGAAGTTCGATTGCGGAACACCCCACGGTTAAACCGACGGAGGTCTTCGCCATACCTATGCGAGTGCATACGCAGGTGGGGAATATTTGTTTTGAGCCTTTTTGCGGATCGGGTTCTCAGATCATAGCCGCAGAGAGATTAAATCGCAAGTGCTTCGCCATGGAGCTTGAACCGTTCTTCGTGGATGTGGCTGTCAAACGCTGGGAAGAATATACCGGTAAGAAAGCGGTGAGAGCTTAATGGAAGAAGTAAAACCGAAACAGAATTTAGCGGACATCGCCCGGAAGAAACGCTACTTGCATTTAATTGAGAAACTGCACAGCGGCACGCCGTTAACGAAGCCGGAGATCAAAGAGCTTGAGGAGTTCGAAAAAGAACCGGAGGCACCGACTGTCGTTAAAAGCGCAGAGGAAGTGGCGCAGTTCATGGACGTGTCTGAGCGCACGGTTTATCGCTGGCGTAATGAGGGCATGCCGGTCACCAAGGACGGTTATTACGATCTTGAGCGGATTAGGGTGTGGTTCGAGGAAAGAGAAAAGACCGGCGACGGTGAGGGCAAGGCATATTGGGAAGAAAAGATCAGGAAGTATAAAGCGACGCTTCTTGAGATTGAGTTGAGGAAAGCTCAGAGCGAGCTTGTCTCGAGTGAGGAAGTTGAGCGTGGGCGCATTTCAAGGATCATAGCTGTTAAGCGGGCGTTTTTGGCGTTACCGACACGGCTCGCCCCGGTTCTTTCTATGCAGGAGCCGAGAGAAATCGAAGTCATTCTTTATGAGGCGATATCAGAAATTATTGATGAATTCGCAGGGGTTGTAAATGAGAACACTGAAACAGGACAGACAAATTTGGACGCAGGCGGAACAGCAGGCGTGGAAGCGTCCGGCGAAGATAACAGTCAGCCAGTGGGCTGATCAATATCGTTATCTTAATCCAGTCACGTCAGCCGAGCCGGGCAGATGGAAGACCGTGCGCACACCGTATCTGCAGGGTGTTATGGACGCTTTCACGGATCCGTATGTCGAGGAGATCACGGTCATGGCGGCTTCGCAGGTCGGCAAGACCGAGGGCATGTTCAATATGCTGGGGTATGTGATAGATCAGGACCCGGGCCCCACGCTGGTGGTGTTGCCGAGAGAAAATGACGCAAAGAGCGTTTCATATAACCGTGTGCTTCCGATGATTCATGGCTCACCGGTTCTTCGCAATCGCATGCCGTCAAACGCAGACGATATGACAAAACTCGAATATCGGTTTGACCGGATGATTCTTTTCTTTGCTGGATCGAACAGCCCGGCGGATCTCGCATCACGGCCGATTCGGTATTTGTTTTTGGACGAGATTGATAAATACCCGAGATTCTCGGGGCGTGAAGCTGATCCGATTAAACTCGCCACAGAGCGCCAGAAAACTTTTTGGAATAAAAAAACGGTCAAGGTCTCAACGCCGACAACTCGTGACGGTTACATTTATCGTGAGTTTGAGAAATCCGACCAGCGCAGGTTTTTCGTGCCTTGCCCGCATTGCGGCGGGTATCAGATACTGGTTTTCGGTCAGATCAAATGGCCGGAGCATGAGAGGTCGGCGGAGAGGATCAGGAACGAGCGGCTTGCGTGGTATGAGTGCGAGCATTGTAAGAAGCGCATTGATGATTATCAAAAGCAACAGATTCTTTCTCACGGGAAGTGGGTGCCGAGAGATTGTGAGATAAACGAGCAGGGCGAGATTTGGGGAGAGGGGATTAAGAGCAAACATCGGGGGTTTTGGATCAATTCGCTTTACTCGCCGTGGCTTAATTGGAGTGATATCGCCGCAGAGTTTTTAAAATCAAAAGACTTTATTGAGCTGTTGATGAACTTTGTCAACTCGTGGCTTGCCGAGGTTTGGGAAGAAAAGATTGAGGAGACCACAGTTGATCGGGTAAAGGCGCACGCCTGTGATTATCTTGAGGGAATTGTGCCGGATGATGCGGTTGTATTAACAGCGGGTGTGGACGTTCAAAAAGACCATTTTTATTACGTGATTCGTGGTTGGGGTTATGAGGAACAGTCTTGGCTTGTTCGGTGCGGTTCTCTGGAATACTGGGACGATTTAGTTGAGGTGTTGTTTAAGACTGAATACAGGAAGTTTTCGGGTGGAGAGACGCTACCGGTTTACATGACGTGCGTTGACTCTGGTTTTAGGACTGACGAGGTGTATTACTTCTGCAGGCAATGGCACGATCGTGCGAAGGCGATCAAGGGTCAGGAAGAATTAACGGATGGCAGGTTTTATCGTGCGTCAAAGATCGATATCAATTCACGCACGGGAAGTATTATCAAAAATGGTCTTGTGTTGTGGAATCTTAATGTCACGCAGTACAAGGACAAGATTAGTCGCCTCGTGGCGAGTAAGGATCCGGCGAAATGGCATTTGTTTAAAGACCCTTCAGATGATTACCTTTCGCAGTTTACCGCAGAACATAAGGTCTTGGTAAGAAACAGAAATACAGGCAAGGCGAAGGAAGTCTGGCAGAAAAAACGCTCCTCGGTTGCGAATCACTATCTTGATGCGGAGGTTTACGCCATCGCCGCCGCTGACATAATCCGTGCGCTCAATCTTCGCAGAGACGAGCGTACGGTTCATAAAGATATAAGGCAGGAACACAGCCGTTCCAGCTGGATTCGCAAAAGAGAAGGGGCGTGGATTTAATGGGCGGCAGATGGCTCAATAGACATGAAAACTGGCTTGATAAAAAAACCAATATAGAACGACGACCTGTTGGGCGACCGGTGAATGAAAGCGAGGATTATGGCGTAAGGTATATCCCTTTGAAATGCCCGAAGTGCAAAAGCAAAGATGTGAGATGTTATTCGAGCACACCACCGATTCGGTATCACGTCTGTCGGGATTGTGGCTATAACTTCAAATCCGTTGAGGCAAATGATGAAAAATAATTATTACTATTTTGTAGTAACGACCCAATTGAAAAAGATTTGAGATGAGATAAACTTGAATTAGAAAATTAAAAGCGGGACAGCTGATCACTGCCGCCGCACCCAATAAGCAATAAAAACCCGATTCCTTAGCTAAGGGGGAGTCGGGTTTTTTTATTGGGCTGATGGAGAGGTTATGAGCGCACCAACAAAACAGGAAATGCTTGAGAACGTTGAGACGGCTATTAACGCACGAATGACCGGCGGAGCTGTGCAGTCATATTCGATCGGCGGCCGCAATTTGCAGTACATAACATTGGCGGAACTTATAAAACTGCGAGACACGTTGCGGCAGGAAATCGCCGCCGGAAGTTCTCGCACGTCATACGCAAAGTTTGAGAATCCGGTATGAACATAAAAGAAAAATTAGCGAATGGGTTAGATGGTTTGGTCGGTTTCTTCTCACCGAAGGCTGGTTTAAAGAGACGGATGTTCCGTGAGGCGATCAAGTTATCCGACAAGTTCGGGGCTTATCGTGGGGCGGAAAAAAACAGAATGCGTTCGTCTTGGATCCCGGGCGGTGGATCCGCTGATCAGGACATTATTCCTGATTTGCCGGATTTGAGAGAGCGTAGCCGTGATTTAAACCGTAACGACGCACACGCCTCGGGTATCACCAATACCATGACAACGAATGTTGTTGGCACTGGTATCCGACCGCAGAGCAGGGTTGATAAAGAGGCGCTTGGGATTTCTGAAAGCAAAGCGGACAAGTTTCAGAAGAAAGCCGAACGGTCATGGAAGCTGTGGCTTCCGTACGCCGACGCAGGCAACCGCATGGATTTTTACGAGATCCAGCAGTTGGTTGACAGGCAGATTCTTGAGAACGGCGAGGCGATTGTTATCCCGGTTATGTTTAAAGACAAAAATCGTCCTTACTCGCTTGCGTTGCAGGTTATCGAGGCGGACAGACTCGCCACACCGCCTGATAAACGTGGGGATAAAACCATAAGAGCCGGAGTCAGGATCGGCGAGAACGGCGAGCCGGTTTCTTACTTCATTCAAAAAAGTCACCCCGGTGATTATCGCTTCACAAAAGCGGACGAGAGAGACTTCGTTGAGATCGCCGCACGCAATGAGTTCGGCAGACCGAACGTATTTCATTTATACCCGGTTCAGCGATCCGGACAGACTCGTGGGGTTCCGTTCTTTTCGCCGGTTCTCACGTATTTCAAAGATTTGGCGGAGTACGCCGAGGCGGAGCTTGTCGCCGCACGGATTGCGGCCTGTTTCTCAATATTTATCACCTCGGAAGCATCGATGGATCTTAATACCGGCTATGACCGCAACTTTCAAGGGCAATATTTGGAGTCATTAGAGCCGGGCATGATAAAGCATCTACTTCCGGGTGAGTCTATAACCTCGTTTAATCCGCAACGACCCTCGGCCACGTTCGAGCCGTTTGTGGAAAAAATGCTCAGGGCGATCTCGGCGGCTTTGGGCTTGCCGTATGAGTTAGTCGCCAAGGATTTCTCAAAGACGAATTACTCAAGCGCACGGGCGGCTTTGCTTGAAGCACGCAGGTATTTCAAGGTCAGACAGGAATGGCTCGCACGCAAACTCTGCCAGCCGGTTTGGGAGATGGTTTTAGAGGAAGTGTATCTCAGGGGTGAGTTGGGGGCGATATCGTTTTACGAGAATAAACAATATTGGGTCAACGCTTCGTGGATCACGCCGGGCTGGGAATGGGTTGATCCGCTGAAAGAAGCCCAAGCGGCGGAGGTAGGTATCCGTAACGGGATTATCACGTATTCGGATTTATATTCGGCGCAAGGGAAAGACTGGGAGGAATGTTTTGAGCAAAGAAAAAGAGAACAAGAAAAAATCAAAGAGCTCGGGCTCGAGCTCAATCAAAAACCTGATTCAAGTGATGGTAAGAGCGCAAATGCAGACAGCGCAGACGCTGGTCGTGGAGGTGAGGAATAAATGAAAAAAGATTTATTCAGAGCGGATGTCGCACGTTCCGGCAACGTCAAAATCGATAGAGATTCGGCGGTTATCAATGGGTTCGCCGTGGTCACGAAAGGCGTTACGAAGGACAGCCGAGGCGAGTTTGACGATATCTCGCTTGATTCTGTTGTTGAACTTGGGAACAAAGTTAAAACGGGAGTCAAATCAAGATTTGGTCATCCCAATATGAGTAGTACCGCTCTCGGCACCTTTCTGGGAAGGGTGCGGAATTTTAGGCGTGATGGCGACATCGTCAGAGCGGATCTACACATCGATAAGACGGCTTTTGAAACGCCGGACGGAGATCTCGCCGGGTATGTGCTTAATCTCGCTGAGAGCGATCCGGAGATGTTTGGCGCCTCAATGGTGATTTATTGGGATGAGGAAAAACGAGAGGGCTTGGACGCTAATGGAAACGAACTACCGCCGTTCATTCGTGTCACCAACCTTTTCTCGGTTGATGTGGTGGACGATCCGGCGGCGAACAACGGGCTTTTTGGCATGCCGTTTTTCTCCGAAAGCGTGAGGCCGTCAGCGGAGATGACAGCCTTCTTGGATAAATTCCTTAACAATCCTGATGCGGTAGAGAAAACCATCGGGTTTTTGAATAGATATCGTTTGAATAAAGAAGTGCAATCGAAACCTAAAGAGGAGGTGTTAGCAATGCATGACTTAACGTTAGAAAAGTTAAAAGAGGAGAGAAAGGATATTTTTGATGCGGCTCATAAGCAGGGCTTTGACGCTGGCGTTCAGGAGGAACGTAGCAGGGCGGTTGCGATCCTGAAAAAAGCGGAATCGTTTCAGGGTATGAGCGCACTCGCATTGGAGTCAGTTGAGCAGGGGCTTACGCTCGATCAATCGGTCGTGAAGTTTCAGCAGAAGCGGCTTGATGACATCGAGAAAGCGTCAGCGCCGGTTGTCGGGCCTGATGGCGAGGAAGTATCCAAGAAGAAGGTGACTCATTTGGAGCGTGCTCGGCAGTATCAGAAAGAACACGGGTGCGGCATGACAGACGCTCTTAAAGCGACAGCGGATAAAAGGCAATAACCATAAAGGAGGAGGTAGAAAAATGTCTCAATTTAATATCGGATCAAAAGCGTTTGTGGCAGGCGAGGATTTAGAAGCCTACCGCCGGGTGAAGTTAAGCGCAGGAAGCGGCTCGCAGGTTGAGTACGCAGACGCAGGTGAGGATTGTATCGGAATCACAGCGGCAAAGGCGGCGCAGGGCGAGCATATCAGCGTTGATTTAAAGACCAGCGGCAGGACGTTCAAGATGGTTGCGGCCGGAGTAATCAGCGCAGGTGGTGATGTTTACGGAGCTAATGACGGCAAGATCAGCGCAGTCGTGAGCGGCTCTATTATCGGAAAAGCGCTGGAAGCGTCGACAAGCGATGAGGAAGTCATCGAAGGGCTATTTGCCTAATCAAAAGGAGGAATAAAAAATGCCAGACTATCAAGGAACAAGAGCGGTACCGAGACTTGAGTTAGGGGAAGCGGCGCTGGAGTTTATCCAGTCGCAGGATGAGTTTATAGGCACAAAGGTTTTGCCTATTTTTCAAACCAAAAAGAAAGCGAGTATCTTTCCGGCGATCACACGGGAGAGCATCACTCGTGAGGCGGATACCAAACGTGCGCCTCGAGGCAACTATAACCGTGATTCGTTTCAGGCGAAAGATAGACAGTACGCCTGCGAGGAGCATGGTCTGGAAGGGCCTCTTGACGATTCCGAACGGGAAATGTACGCCACGGACTTCGATGCTGAGCTTACAACCGTTCAGATCGTGACACGCAGGGTTCTGCAGGCGCAGGAAAAGCGTATTGCCTCAAAAGTTTTCGATACCGCTGTTTTTACGGGATCAAAACTTTACACCGACTTCTCGGGTGAGCCGTGGGATAACGCTTCGAGTGATGTTATCGCACAGGTGAGATCCGCTCGGGAGCAGGTGAGGCAAAACTGCGGGATGGAACCCGGTTCGCTAATCATGAGCAAGGCGAATATCGACCGGCTTCTGAATAACGACAAGATCAAAGGGGCGATTCAGTACGTCGCAAGACTGACTGAAGCGGAACTTTTGAACGCCATGGCGGATATTCTCGGCGTTAAGAGGATCATTGTCGGAAGGGCGATATATAACACAGCGAAGGAAGGCAAGTCGTTTCAAGGAGCGGATATCTGGAGCGATGACTTCGCCATGGTGGCAGTTATTGGCGAGGGTCAGAGATTGTCCGATCCGACCGTGGGAAGAACATTCCTTTGGACGGGGGACAGCCCGGAGAACGCCACGGTTGAGCAGTATCGTGACGATGCGGCCAGAAGCGACATTTTCCGAGTGCGTCAGCATGTGGACGAAATGATCGTCGACCCGTACTTCGCTCATCTGATGAAAGTAGACGCTTAACATTTGAGGTTCACCCGGGGGCTTAACGGCTCCCGGGCCCTCGATTAAGGAGTGTCTATGGGCTTAAAAGAACAGATGCCGAAGGACGCTGTCGGTTGTTTTTTAAACAGCGGTGAGTTCGCCGAGGAGATCACCTACACGACAGGTGCTGGTGTTTCCAAGGTACTCAAAGCCGTTGTTGTGCGATATGAACTTGCGCCAGCGGAAGAAAACATCAATCGCTCGCTGAAGAAGCAGGCGGAAGTTTACATCGCCAACGATGAGACAAACGGCGTGGCTACGGTAAATAAAAAAGATGACCGCATAACGCTTAAAGACACGGATGGCTTCGATCGTGAGGCGAGGATTAACGATGTCATAAACCGTGACGAGGGTATGTGGTACCTCATGGTGGGGTGGTAGGCATGGTGCAGTTAACCACAGAGATTGATACTCGTGCGCTTGACCGGGCGATAAAAATCGCTCCCCGAGTTCTTAAATTTGAGCTTGCGGATGGCTTGGATCGCATCGGTAAAGGTTTTTTGAAACGGTTCAGGCAACAACAGCTTCAGGGGCCTCCGGGAGTGCGGGGAGCGTCAGGACATGGGCTCTTTGGCACTTTCAAACGTGTGTTCTTTGTGTCGCCAGATATTGAGGGAATGGGCATTGAGATTTTCTCAGAGTCAAAGATCGCCAAACTTCATGAAACAGGCGGCACGGTAAAAGACCCGGGAGGCAAGCGATTGGCTGTGCCTTTATCGGCACGCAGTGAGATGTTTACCCCAGCGGGAAAACTAAGAGCCAGATACAAGCGTCCGAAAGAATTAAAAAATATCAGAGCTATGCGGTGGAAAGGCGAGACGTTTCTCGCACGGGTGACGAAGCGGGCGCAGAAGATATTGCCGCTTTACGTCTTAAAACGACAGGTGAGGATAAAACCCCGGCTTGGTTTTTACAGGACGTGGGATGGGCTGGTGAATTACCGCATTGACATTTTGAATAAGTCGATCGCCAACGCTTTGAGGAAGATTTAATGGAAACGGTAAGAGAACGAATACTTCAAAACATAAAAACCACGCTTGAGGCGGTGACGGTCGCTAACGGCTACAACTTTGATTTCACGCCGCAGACAGTCCAGCGGTGGTCAATGCACGGCAACCGCATGGTGGATATGCCGATGTCGGTTATCAGTCCGGGAGATGAGGACGAGACGAGTTCGCCGCATCCATTCGAGGAATGCGTGTTGACGGTTTATTTAGACGTATTTTTTATCAATGACGAGAACGACGCCGTGCCGACCGACACGTATTTGAACAGATTGCAGGGAGATATTAAAAAAGCGATTTTACTGGATTCGACTCGTGGAGGGGACGCAATCGATACCGATGTTTTAGGGACAACTCCGTTTGAGACGACAGAGGCGCAACCATACGCCGGGATCATTATGGAGTTAAGGATTCGTTATCGTCATTTACGGTCTGATCCAACGGCAAAGAATTAATAAGGAGGAACGACGATGTCAATGCTTATAAGAAAACGCCAGCTTGCGGCGAAGATTGAGGCTGTCGAGGGTATTGCGGAAACCCTTTTGGCGGCTGACGCAGGCATTCTGGTCAACTTCTCGCCAAAGGCGAGTTACGATCCGCAGATGTACCAACGGGACCCGGTGCGGGCTTCGCTTACGAAGATGGGGAAGCTGGCGGGGAAGCGTTCCGCTGGAATTGATTTCAGTATTGAGCTTAAAGGTTCGGGTTCAGTAAGTGTCGAGCCGGAATGGTTGCGTTTAATCAAAGCATGCGGGTTCGCCTCTAACGCTTTGAAAAAGATAGCGATTGGCGCAATCGCCTCAGGGCCTTATCTGCATGGCGAAACTATAACCGGCGGGATGTCTGGTGCGACTGGCAGAGTGGTGATTAAAACCGTTGATGGAACGACCACGCTTTATTTCATCGCTTCAAGCGGCATATTTGAGAGCGGGGAAACCATAACAGGAGGAACGTCCGGGGCTACGTCAACAGCGACAGCGGATCCCGAGAGCGCAGGGTTTGAGATTAAGCCGATCAGCAGTTCTGTGATCTCATTGACCATGGGATTGTTTGAGGACGGAATCAGAAAAGTTCTTAAAGGATGCCGTGGGACAGTGAAGTTTAATTTCAAGATCGGCGAACCGGCGACTTTGGACTTTAGTTTTAAAGGCGTTGAGTCGGGCGTTGCGGATGTGCCCATGCTGACGGGTGTCAGTTTTGACAGCACAGTGCCGCCGGTGCTTCTGAACGCCGTAATGTCTTGCGATGGGGTGTCGCTTAATATCGGCGAGATGGAGATCGATGTCGCCAACACGCTCGCTTCAAAAGACAAGATTGACGACGCAAAAGGGATCCTTTCCTTCATGATCACCGGCCGTGACATGCAGGGGTCGTTTAATCCCGAGATGGTTCCGGTCGCCACGCATGACTTCTTCTCTAAGTGGTTTGGCAACACGCCGATGGCGGTTGACTTAGCGTATGGGGAAACAGAAGGCAATAAGTTCAGGTTCTACGCACCCGGGATTATTTATAACAAGGTCGATGATGGCGATCGTGATGGTATTCAACTGGCGCAGACGTCGTTTGATTTAACCGGCTCAATGGAGCCCGGCGATGACGAACTGGCGATATTACTTTTATAAAACAGGAGGTGTTTCATGTTAACAGGCATTGATATTAACGCTACACGAGAGCACGTGTCCAAGCTGGACCCGGACAAGGAAAATCCCACTGTGTTTCATATCGGGATATTGGATCCGGTTTTGAGGGCTGAGGTTGACGATGAAAGCAGTACCTATGAGATGAGTTCAACGAATCCCAATGACAAAGCCAAGGTCAGGCTTAATTGGAATAAGCGGCAGATCACGGCGATTAAGTTCGGGCTCAAGGGGATGGATAACTTCCTTGACCCGCAGACCAAAAAGCCGATCGAGCTTAAGTTCGACACGATTCATTACGCAGGCAAGATGAGGAATGTCGTTCCGGACAGGATTATCGCTATGTTACCGAACGAGCTAAGGCAGGAACTTGCGGAAGTGATCCTGAACGAGTCAAAACTTACGGAGGGCGAGCAAAAAAACTGACCGTGGCGGTTCATTTGGGCGACCTCACCATGAACTGCCGCAGTTGTTTAAGCGGGAGAAAGATTCAATGCGAGTATGAAGTGCCCGGACAGGAAGTCTGGGAACTATACGGCGAGCAGTACCGAGGATGCCCTTTTAAAATCGTCACAAGACAGTCGGCGAATTTTTTAAGGGCATTTCAGTTTTATAAGCAGGGATATTTGCCGAACGAAGGCAGTTGGATCGAGCAGTCGGCGAAAATGTTAGACGCTTTCGAGGTCATAGAGAAAGAGCTTCAGGCGATAGAGCTTGAGCGGGAAAAAAGAAGGAGTCGGTTTAAGCGATGACGAATAAAGAGCTGTCAATCATATTGCGTCTGCGTGACGAGGCGACGAAACGCCTTGAGGGCGTGCGTGGCAATCTGCAGAGGTTCGCTCATTCTTGGAAGCAGAACTGGCTCGCTATTACCGCCGCTATTACGGCGAGCATTTTAGCGCTTCGCAAGGCGTGGGATCTTATGGAGATGGGGGCAAAAGCCCAGCAGATAGAGGAAAGTTTCAAACGCATGGCCGAGAGTGTTGGCATCAATTCTCGGGAGATGAAAAGGGCGTTGATGGAAGCCTCGAATGAGACGGTTAATTTCTCAAACGTGGCGGATAAGGCTTCGGCTCTCATGGCGCAGGGATTGAATATGGATCAGGTAACGGCGCTCATGCGGCAGGCTCGAGTTGAGGCACGGATATTCGGCACGACAACTGAAGAAGCGTTTCAAAATATATCAAGCGCAGTCACCGGCGGATTGGTCACTACACTGCGCAGGTCGTACGGGCTTCAATTATCGCTTAAAGATGCGACTGAGGAATACGCCAAGGCTACGGGCAAGACAACGGAAGAAGTGCAGAAGTATCACATGGCGCAGGCACTCGCCAATCATATTTTAGAGAGGAGCAAATCGCACCTTGAGGCGGTGAACCTTGAGTTAATGACCAGTTACGAAAAGGTTCAGATGCTTAAATCGAAATGGAATGATTTTTTAGAATCAACGGGACAAGTGTTGTGGCAGGTGCTCGGTTTTCTGCAGGGGTTCGCCAACCAGTTGGTGACCGGTATTTTTACGATCCTTGAATACGGAGCCGGTGCGGTGAAGGCGTTTATTCAGGGAATCATTAACGCTCTTAATGGGCTTTTAGCGTTTGGGACGGACTTTTTCCAGAAGCTCATGGTGCCGCTAATTAAATTCTACGAACTTTTAGGGAAACTTCCCGGCTCAGTCGGCGAGACGTACAGGCAAGCGGCGGCTGAGGTTGAGAGGTTCTCGCAATCGTTAGAGGACAACACAATACAGTTCAATGTTGAGGGATTAACGCAAGGACTCGAGGAGGCGAGACAGGTGTTTAATCTTGCCGCTCAGGAAAGCGCAAAAGAGGCGATCGCCCAGTATGACCTTGTCTTCGCCAAGGTTAAGGACACCGGTGATAAGACCGCCGATATTTTGAAAAACGTGGCGAAAGAGGTTGGCAAGGGAGCGGAGGAAGCGGGAAAACAATTTAACGCCATGGAGGAGTTCGCCAAACAATCCGCTCGGAATATGCAGAACGCATTTTCGGACTTTTTCTTTAAGGCGTTTACCGGGGAACTTCGCAGTATCAAAGATGTGTTCGCAGATTTCGGCAGAGCGGTCTTGCAGATGATCGCAAACATATTAGCGAAGCTGTTGCTTATTAAGATGTTTACCGCTATGGCTGGCGCTGGCGGCACGATATTCGGCGTGCCTGTGGCGAGCCTGTTTCATCAGGGTGGCACGATTCAAAGACGCAACCGGGCGTTTATTCGGGCTCATTCCGGGCTTGCTCCCGATGAGGTGCCGATCATAGCACAGACAGGCGAGGGCGTGCTTTCCCGCAGGGGTATGCGAGCGGTAGGCGGATCAGATAATTTACGGGCGCTTAATAACGGCGAATCTATCCAAGGTGAGGGGATCACCATAAACGTCAATCAGGTTATTCAGGCGTGGGACGCTCAAGACGTCTGGCGTAACCGCAAGATGTTATCGAATGCCATCGCCGATGACATTTATAACAACGGCAAGATTCGTTCCGTGATCAGGAGTTACGCATGAGCGATTTCACGTATTTGCCAGATTTTGTTTTTGAGGAGACGCTGGAGTATAAGACGCTCATTTCAGAGTTTGAAAGCGGTGCGGAACAACGCAGACGTAAATGGGCGACTCCTTTACGCAAGTGGCGATTGAGATTTAACAGCCGGATAAAGGCGGATATGCAGGCGGTGCGGGAGTTTTTCAAAAGTAAATACGGGGCGTTCATGGCGTTCACATGGACAAACCCGAATGATTCGGTTGAGTATTCGGTGCGGTTTGTGGAGGACAGTTTTAAGTTCACCATGAAGGCGCATGAGGTTTATGACTTTGAGTTTGATTTGCAAGAGGTGAAGTGATGCCCCGAGAAGTTGACCAGACATTCAAACAGGAAAAAGCGAAGCAGGAAAACGCCCCGATATTTCTTTACACGCTTGAGGCGTATGACGGAGTCAACGATTTGCGTTTAGCTAGTTTCGATCAGGATGTCACTTATGACGGCGTTCTTTACTCTAAGTTCCCGATAACCCATGAGTTTATATCGGAGAACAATCAGGGTCAGATTGAGCAGGTGAAAGTGAGGCTGGCCAACGTCTCGAGGCTTATCGAACTTTATCTTGAGCAGTATGACTTCAGGGGCAAGAAGGTCATCATTCGCATGGTTTGGGCGGATCAGTTGTCGGACCCAGACGCCAACATGGATGACGTGTTTTATATCGATAATTATTCAGCTGATCAAAAGAACGTTGAGTTCACTTTGACCGGCAAATTTGACGTGTTAGGGGTGGATTTGCCCGCACGAAGGTATGCCCGCAACTATTGCGCTTGGAAATTCAAGTCAACGGAATGCGGGTATGTGGGAGGAGAGAGCGCATGCAACAAGACGAAACAACGTTGCAAACAGCTGGAGAATTACCAGCGGTTCGGGGCGTTTCCGTCAGTGCCGTCAAGACGGATTTACGTGATGTAGAGAAACTCATGGTTGAGAAGTATCTCGGCGTTTCTTACCGTCACAGAGGACGTACGATGGACGGGCTTGACTGCTGGGGTTTTCTCAAGCTGGCGTACGCTGATTTAGGCGTTTCCCTCTTTGACGTGGAGGATTTGGAATATAGCAAAATCTGGGGGCTTAAAGGCAAAGACTATTTCAGAGATAACTACGCCCATGATTGGGAGAAGGTAGTTGAACCGAAGTGTTTAGACGGCATCTTGTTTGTTAATTCAAAAGGGATCGCTAATCATGCCGGAATGGTTTTAAGCAATCGGCGGTTTATTCATTGTTGCCGTCAGGGCGTGATCGTTTCACGGCTTGATGATGTTTCGTGGGTTAAAAAGATAGAAGGGTTTTACAGGTTAAGAGCATGGTCATAATTCGTAACATAGCTAATCCGTTTAAGACCGAGGATGCGGAAGTCCGGGAGTTTAAGTATTCCCGGAGCAAATGCGTGCGGGATTATCTTGATGAGGCGGGTGTTGATTATCAGGACAAGCGGGTGAT